TGCTGATATTTAGGTGTTCCCCATTCGACCACTGGTTGATGTGATAACATAACGTCAGCGTCGTCACAGTGATAATAGGAGTTGATAAAAATAGGTTTTTCCCCCATAATAAAATTACTTTACTAATGAGAGCGTGAAAATGAGTGATATAGAGAGAATAAAATGTAATCCACCTAAGTCAGTGGTTGACCACGATGAACACCAAATGTACTGGTCAATGCTTGAAGATATTACGAGTAATGGTGTTGTACTGAAATATCAAGACCGTCATACACTTGGTGAATTGGCCGTAACTATGTGTGAAATGAATCGTCTACGTAATGAACTCAAGGATAACGGCGAATCGATGGAAGTGCAAGGTGATAGAAATATGGTCACTAAACGCAACCCTGCTCGCGACGCATTAGAGAAATTACGCTCACCAGTATTACGGTTGTTGAAAGAATTTCAGATGACACCATCAAGTCGTGGTAAAACGTTTGGTTCTACTACCTCTGCAATAGATGATGTTTGACCTTTTAGCGTGAACCTCGTATAGTTGGTAAATCGATTAAACGAGGTTCACGTAGTGACTAAAAGAAAGACTGTTAATGAATGGATTGAACTATCTAATTCAATCCATGATAGTAAATATAAGTATCCTTTTTCAGAATGGGGTACTTTTAATAGTAAATCAAAACTACCTATATCATGCCCCTTACATGGTGTTTTTCATCAGTCTATGAGCAACCACACTCACAGTAAAAACCCTACAGGTTGTCCTTCTTGTTCCGGTATTAAACAACTTACACTAAAAGAAAGGTTAGAACAGGCTGTAAAAGTTCACGGTGATATATACGACTACTCTCAATGGCCTGAGTCACTAACAGCTAAAACAAAAGTCGAAACAACTTGTACGTTATGTAACCACAAATGGGTTCACAATGTAGACAACCATATTAGAGGTCGAGGTTGTCCTAATTGTAAATCTCATAACTCAATACTAGAAAAAAAGGCTTTAAAAGAGAAATTGTCACTTTCAAAAATGCGTAAATGCGAAACGTTAATAGATGGTTGTTCTGACTTACAGAAATCAAAGTATTCATATGATAAGTTACCAATGCCTTTCTTAATGAAGTCGGTGTATGAGTTCGAGTGTAAAGAACACGGGACCTTTTTCACAACACCTTATAATCATTTCATAAAGAAAAGTGATTGTCCCAATTGTGTAAACTCAAACCTTAAAAATAGGCACATGTTCGGTTTTGATAAGTGGTTAAAATTTTTAAAGTCTATACATAACAAGTATGAGTTTAGACAACATGAAAGTGGTTCTAACACTGCAAAGGATAAAATATATGCAATATGTCCTTTACATGGTGAATGGGTTGTGAGTATTGATTCGCTCAAGTCTTCAGGTTGTCCAGCTTGTAAAGGTCAATCTCAGAATTATTTATACATAAACCAGGTTGAAAACGGTTGTTTGAAATTTGGCATAGCATGTGACCCCGAACGAAGATTGAAAGGTCAGAATAGAGTTAATAATTTACAAATGGAAAGACTCATGGTTTTTATATTCCCTAATTATTCTGACTGTAGAAACTGTGAGAGTGAGATAAAAAAGTCTGTAACACCTGTTTTGAGTAAAAAGGACCTATGTGACGGATGGACCGAAACTTGTTCGTCGAAATATTTATCTTTGATAATTTCAATGTGTAAAGGCTTTGGTGGTAAATTTTATGAATAACATAGAACAATACGAATACCCTGATTTGCAACCTTTAGAACAAGATTGGCGGTGGTGTCATAAATATGCTTATGATGTAATTAAAGGTAATATACCTGCCGGCAAACTAATCAAACAAGCATGTCAGAGACATTTAAAAGACCTTGAACGTAAAGAACTAATATTCGACGAGGAGGCTGCTAGGTCTATCGTCGCATGGTTTAAGTATATACCTATAACAGATGGTGTTACTGCTGGTAAGGCTACTGTACTTTTACCTTGGCAGATATGGACTGTCGTTTCAATGATTGCTTGGCGGTGGAATGAAAATACATTCGACGAAGATGGTAACCCTATACGCGTACTAGGTGAGCGACGATTCAATCAGGCTTTTGTACTAATATCTAGAAAAGCGGGAAAAACGACTTTGGCCGCAGGTATCATGTTATATCTTATGTACAAGTCTGGTTTTCAACCTCGCGTTTTCTCAGTCGCAACAAAGAGAGACCAGGCTAAGATCCTTTGGACCACAGCTAAAGTTATGATAAAACTAAGTCCTCAGTTGCGAAATATATTTGAAACAAGAGCTAACGACATACTTATGCCTGATAAAGAAGGTGTGTTCAAAGCATTAGCCAGTGACAGTAACCAGATGGACGGATTAAACCCTATAGCTGTGAGTCTGGACGAACTGCATGCGTATAAGGATAGAAATTTATATGGTGTAATGATATCTGCTTTCGGTGCACAGACTGAATATCTAATGATAGGTATAACTACGGCAGGTTTCGTGTTAGATGGTTTATGTACTGACCTTTATAAAAATGGTTGTAGGGTTTTAGACCCACACGATGAAATAGAACAGGATAACTACTTCTACGCAATGTGGCAGATAGATAAAGGTGACGATTGGACAGAGCCTAAAAATTGGTACAAAGCAAACGCTGGTTTGATATACGGTCTGCCTCGAATGAAATACCTGAAAGATAGGTTTGTTGAAGCGTCTATGTCTACAGAACAAAAAGCACAGTTTTTAACAAAACATTGTAATGTATTCGTTTCAGGGTCGGATAAATGGCTAGACATAGACGAGGTTAAAGCGTGTCCTAAGCCACTCGGTAAGTCTTATCTTGACCCAATATACCACGGTCGCAAAGTCTACATAGGACTCGATAGAGCGCGTGTGCACGATATAACGAGTTTCTGTATTATGTTCCCGATGGACGATGGTGGTGTCGATATATTCTTTAAAAACATATTACCTAAAGCTACAGTTGACAGTGTGAGTGATTATTTAAAGAGTAAATATGATAAGGCCCTCGAAACTGGTGATTTAGATTTGGTTTATACACCGACAGTTAAGAACGTAGATGTTGAAAAAGTTATCACTCAACTGAACGAAGAATTGTCACCTAAAGCGTTCCACTATGACCCTTGGCACATGAGAGAAATATGTGAGGACATGGAAGACATGGGTATACCTATGATTTCTGTATCTAACGGTACTGGTAACATGTCAGAACCATCTAAAACACTGGAAGGACTCATAAAAGAGGGTCTTTTAAGGTTTGATAGTGTATTATTTGAGTATGCATGTGAGTGTGCTATGATGTCGATGACCAGAAAAAACAACATGGAAGTGTGGCGTGAGAACGATAAGATTGATAAAATTGACCCGTTAATCTCGACTATAATAACTCTGTCAGGTGCTACACTAATCAGGGTAGATAAAAACATTTACGATGAACGAGGAATGATGTCAGTATGATAGTTGACAAATCAGGTATCCCTTTTGAATACGGTATGAAGTCCGAGCAGGTATCTGACGGCGCTATCTCTATTGACATGCTCGCGAATCGTAGCAGTGGTGTCATGACCGAATCAAAGGCCATGAAAATTGAAGCGTTTTATGCGTGTGTACGAGATAAAGCTGAAACAATAGGGCAACTGCCTCTAAAACTGTATCAGGTGGGTCGTAATTCTCGTACACAATTGCTGCAGGGACGCACACACCGCATATTCACTAAACAACCTTGTGAACACATGACCATGCAGGGCTTTTTAGAAATGTTGGTTGCGTCATACGAAACGAATGGTGCTTTCTACGCATACATTGAACGTAATGACCGTGGTGCACCGATGGGTTTAATTCCTTTCGTACACCAGCGTAATGTCGTGCCTAATATGGATTTAAACGGTAACGTCTATTACACGTACACAACCAATGACGGTAAACCAGTCCTAGCAGCTCACCCAGACGATTTATTCATTATAAGTATGTTCACGCTCGACGGTTACACTCCAATTCGCCCTATTCAAGCACAGGCTCGTTTACTCGGTACTGCTGAGTCACAGGATGAATCATATAAGGAAATGACCGAGCAAGGAATCATGTCGCAGATGGCCCTTAAAACAGACCAACTATTTGACAATAAAAATGCTGCTGAACGACTACGTGAGGATATGAAGAAAACGCGCGGCCCTAACGGTGCTAAACATATTCCTATCTTTGAGCAAGGTCTCACACCAATCAGTTTAAAGATTTCACCGAAAGATGCTGAATTACTTGGTTCTAAACAGTTCACAGTAAACCGTATCTGCCGCATGACACGTGTACCACCGCATCGTGTTGGTGTTGATACAGGTAAAAATGCCACGGCCACAGTAAGTGAGTTAGACGAGGCTTATATGCGCGACTCGTTAAACCCAATACTGTGTAAAGTTGAAGCGGCTTTTGATAAAATTACACCAGATGGCAACAGTGTTGAGTTTAACCGTAAGGCATTCTATGCTGGCTCACCTTGGCGCTTGGTTGAGGCTGTTGAGAAAGAAGTTAAAGGTGGTCTTGCCAGTGTTAATGAAGGTCGTATCGATTTAGGTCGTGAGACCGTTGCTGGTGGTGATATATTCGCTATCGACAATAATAACGTAACCTATGGTTTATGGACTGAGGTTAAACAAATTCAAGAACAACTGTATGGTCAAGCAAACCAGCAAACAGGTGATAAACCGGCTAACAACCAGGAGTCTGAAAATGAAGAATAAATTTATTGAGTTCGGTGTTACTGATTTTAAGATGGACTCTGATGCTGGTACGTTTACCTGTTACGGTAATACTAAAGGTAACATCGACCACGCCCTTGACCGTACACTTGATGGTGCTTACCAGAAAAGTATCGACACCCACATGAAAAACGGTACGATGCCTAAAATGTTTTGGATGCATAACCCACATGGATTACCTGTAGGTGCATGGCTTGAAATGCGTGAAGACAGCAAAGGTTTGTTTATGAAAGGTCGTCTGTCCGACACCACTATGGGTAAAGACATTGCTATTCTTGCTAAAGACAAAGCACTTGACTCATTCAGTATTGGTTATCGTGTCATCGAAGAAAAATGGAATGGCACTAAAGGTTGCAACGATTTAATTGAGTTAGACATCAAGGAAGTGAGTTGGGTGACTATGGCTTGTAATGAAGAATCATTATTACAAGGCATTAAATCTAAACTTGAAGATGGTGAACACTTAACTAAATCAGACCTTCGTAACGTACTACGTGACACTGGATGGTTTAGTAAACGTCAGATTGAACGCATCACGGCTGACTATAATCCTGTTGAACAGGAAGAAATCGATTTAACAGGTTTCAAAGACTTACTTGAAAACTCTACGTTATTTAAGTAAGCTGTAAAGAACATGTGTGGATACACAGGTAAACGCTTGGATAAGCGCCCAAAAGTAAGATAAACCCTTTTAACTATTATAGGTATCATTATGGATATTAAAGCATTACAGGCGCTTATTGAAACAGCGACCAAAAACTACGAGGCTCAAAAAGATGAGAACTCGAAACTCGAAACCAAGTTCAAAGCGCTTGACGAAAAGCACAACGAATTACTTGGTAAATTTGACAAGTTACAAGAGTCTGGTGATAAAGACGTTTCGGCTGTTAAATCTAAGTCTGAAGAAATCGTTACTCAGCTTAAAGAGCTTGAAGATGAAATGTCAGATTTACGTACTAAACAAAAGTCACCAGCAATTGCTTTCGATAACAAAGAAGTTAAATCTGTTGTTCAAGGTATTGCTAAAAAGGCTGTCGGTGCGTTTATTAAAACCAAGGACAATCGTTTAGACTTCTTTGAATTTATTGCTCAAAACTCGACAGACCAGTGTAAAGCGTTAAACATTAGTTCACCTGAAACAGGTGGTCTTGCTGTAGCTGAAGTGCTTGCTCGCGATGTATTGGATTATTACCGTGACGTATCACCTATCATTGGTGAAGTTGGTCGTAAACCATCTATGACACGTTCATACCGTCAGTTAATTCGTATTTCATGGCCTAGTGTTGCAGAAGGTATTGAAAACGTTGCTGGTGTTGTACCTGATGAAACAAGCACTCAAGAATACGCTGAAATCAAATCTAAAGAGTTCAAAATGTATGCATCACCACGCATCACTAATGAAGCCCTTTCAGGTGTTGATATTGATGTTTATGCAGACCTGGTTGCTACACTTGGTGAAGAAAGTGGTGTTTACCTTGCTAACCAAATCTTGTTTGGTGACGGTCAAGACAAAAACGCACGTGGTATTCTTTCTAGTAATCGTTTCGATATTACTGATGAAACAGGTGAATCGTTCAAACCAACTTTAGGTACTGGCGCACGTGACCATGATTTCTACCCTGCTTATGCAACGGGTGTATCTGGTGCTATCGGCGCTGATGATAAAGCTAAAGTAGACTGGTTACTTACCTTTATGCGTAAGTTACCTAAACGCTACCGTAAGAACGCGAAACTTTACATGAATGAAAATACACTGTTAGAGTTTGAACTTCTTCGTGACGCTGATGACCGCCCTATTTTCCGTACTAACTACATGGAAGGTGAAGTTCGTCTAAATGGCAAACCAGTGGTTATCGATGACACGTTACCTGATATTGCGGCAGACTCTGCCTTTATGATTTATGGTGACTTACCGATGGCTTATGCAATCAATGACGGCGATATTGATCAAATGCTGTTGGACCCCTATACAAAAAAAGGCTCTTTGATTGTATACACTGAAAAAGAAATGTTTGAAATGGCACAGCGCAGCGACGCTATCTTAATCGGTGCTGCAACGGCTAACGCTTTAGCATAAAATTCGTTAAATTTATTCTCTCTTAAAGCCACTATCACAGTGGCTTTTTTTATGCTAATCTTTCGGTTATTAACGGAGGATTTATGTCTTATAACTGTATATCCAAAGAAGAAGATTTTAAACACTGCACTAAGTCGTTAAAACAATTAACGGAGGATTTATGTACAGTCAAATACTTACACAAAACCCGCTTGACGAGCTATTAACGCTTGATGAAGCTAAAAAACAATGCCGTGTAACTCATACGTTTGACGATGATTACATCACTGCATTAATCCCTGTCGCTGCTGAAATGGCGCAAGCTTATAGTAATCGAATTTTATCACCTGCTACTGTTGTGAGTGTTGTTGAACAATATTACTCGCAGGTACAATTACCATTCGGTGATGTGACCACTATTAACACTGTTGAAATCGATGGTGTAGCAACGACTAATTTCGAGTTTGAACCAGTTACACAGAAAATCACTGTCAATGCGAGTTACGGTAAACTTAAAGTCAATTACGATTGTGGTTTCGTGACATTACCGAAAGCGGTTAAACAGGCCATGTTATTAACTATCAGCACACTCTATAACAACCGTGAAAACTTCATTACGGGTGTTACTGTTGCTAAATTACCGCAGACCTCTGAAATGCTTTTGAACACGGTGAAGTATTATGGAATTTAATATAAATGCGGGGCGTATGAGCAACCCTGTCGCGTTTATGGTGCAACCGAAAGGTTCTGATGACTATGGTCAACCAAAACCGTTAGAGGAAGCGTTTAGCGCGTATGCTGATGTGGACGTTAAGAACGGTAGTCAATTAGCACAACTCGGTGAAGATATGACCACCGAGTTAATTACGTGTTTAATGTATTATGATGAACGGGCAACCAATTCAATGTGGTTACGTGATTTGCAATCAGGTATTGATTACCAGGTGCATCACATTCGCCCAAGTCGTCGTCACCAATCAATGATAGTAACAGCTAAGGTAGAAACAAAATGAGTAATACTGTAAACGTCGATGTGTTAAAAAGCGATGGTTGGAAACTAGGGATAACAGGTCCGTCAACAGGTACTTTTTCAGGTGGTTCTAGTTATGAGTTTTGTAACAGTGACACGCAACCCGTTGAAGGTTTTGTCGGTCATCGTGTTTCAAATAGTGACCTTGTATTTTTTGATGTCACCAGTGGTGCAAGTGTGTATTTTAAATCAACACGTGCCACAATTGTAATTACAGAGGGTTAGAGGATGGCTGCTATTTTTAGTTTATCAGGTATATACAGAGCGTCACCAGGTGGTGCACCTGTTAATATTCAGCAAGCCAGCTTTGCACCATTACCACCAAGCGAGGGTGATACGGTTGAAGTTGATGATGGTCAGTGGTCTAGCAATACACCGATTGATTACACATACCAATGGCAGCTAGGTAGTGTTGATATTATTGGCGCGACACTTAAAACTCTATTGATATTGCCAACAATGGTGGGTTCGTCTTTGCGGTGTGTTGTAACTGCAACCAACTTAATTGGGTCATCTTCTTCATTAACCACTAACGAGAGTGTAGAGCCTGAAAGTCAAATAAAGAGGTTAATTCTCATTGGGGACTCAACAACTTACGGAGTTGGTGGTACTATATCTGGTACTCAGTCTGCGGGTGGTGCAAATATAAATTCACCTGCTCAATTGATAGCTAAATACTTCAATGAGCAAAATATTCAATCGTCCGCCAAATCATTCGTTGGTACTGGGGGCAATGGTTCAGTTTCAACAGCAGCCGAATATTACGATGGCAATCCAGATATGAATATAGAGCTGAATGGGTGGGATCAACTAGATACAAACACTATTGGCGGTGAGTTATTCCAAGGAGAGCCAGGTTCTGGGATACTAAAGTTCACCATTTCGGGAGTGGATAAGGGGGCTATTGGTATACCTAGGCGAATTTACGGTATATGCGAGTACCGCGTAGACGGTGGAGACTGGATTGAAGTCAATCAAAATACAAACCCTGATGGTAGTATGGAGAGATTTGATATTGATTTCGGGTCAGTGGGAACACACACAGTTGAGATTCAGCACAAGTCTGGTGATACCATTTATCTTAATTATGTTGAAACATGGAACTCAAGCGATAAGTTGGTTGTTGTGCCGTGGGGTGCTCGCGGCTATGGTACAGGCCAATTAATTAGCACTAATAGACCTTGGGATTATACCCCTGCATTATCATCTGTGCCTTTTGATGCTGTACTTATAAATATAGGCATTAACGACATTAGGAATGGCGGCTATGGAATTTCAGAGGCTAACTATATTACTCGGGTTAAAGAGTATATAAACTCAGTCAGAGTCGCCAACCCAAATGCAAAAATAATATTATGTATACCCAATGATATATCAACGGGATTGAGTTATATACCATCTGCGTTGACGGCAATTGCAATAGAAGAAGGTGTTGAGCTTATCGACGCCAGAAACGGGGACGGAATGGCGAGCTATGGAATTGCAAACGCAAGTGGAAAAATGAAAGACGCCTTACACCCTAGCATTGATGGTTATAGCGCGATTTATGATTACCTATCACCACTGATAAAGGGCTTTATTTATAGTCAACTATAACTAAAACCTCTTGATTGAGGGTACACCAGAAATAGATGAGTCAACAATATGAACACAACCACAGCACTAATATCATTGTTTAAAACCTCACTCACTGATATTGGTGTGTGGGGTGGTACAATACCTGAAAATGCTGATGTCCCTGCAATAGCTGTTTATAATGTGGCCTTTGCAAATGACAGGGTGTTATCAGGTAAGAAAACTAAACGTGTGTCAACATGGCGAATAACGTTGGTTGATACAACGCAGAATTTACAAAACTCAATTGATCAGATAGAATCAATTGACAACATTGTTACTGATGATTTCAATCGTATTTGGGTTGAGTTGTCATTAATAGAACCGAAGGCGCTTACTGAACCACATCAAAGAGCGTTTTTTGATATTACGATTTATCCGAAATAACAGTAAGGGCTTCAAAATGAGTGAAGATGTAATCTTAAATGCCGGTACAACGGTAGAACACCAGGTCATCGACGGTAGCTGGAAACGTATCCCATCACTAACAGTGCTCGGTGCTGTCGGTGAACAGTCAGACCCGAAAGAAAAAACAACGCTAGAAGACCGTATTAAAAAGTATGGTTCAGGCTTACGTGATGCACCAGATAAAAATATGCAAGGTAATTATATTCCTATGCAAGAATCAGGTGACGAACATTACGATGACTTCGTGTTGCAACAAGAGTTTATCAACCGTTGTCGTAACCAAGAAGAATTTAACGTTCGTGTTAACTGGTCAGACGGTGAAGTAACAGGTTTCTTGTTTAAATCGCTTGGTTTCCAATTTAACGAAGGTGGTCAAGAAGACTGGAAAATGTGGACTGTTAACGGTAAACAAAACAGTCGTGTTATTTACACTGTTAATGTTACCGGTACTGCTACAGTAGCAACCGCTGGCGAAACTCAACTAACCGCTGGTTGGATACCTTCAGATATTACGTCCGCTGATGCAGGTGGTGTTGTTTGGACATCAAGCGACGAAACTAAAGCTACTGTTGATGCTGATGGTCTTGTAACGGGTGTTGCCGCTGGTGATGTTATTATCACTGCTGAAATCCGTGGCGTTGTTGGTTCATTAGAAGTGACAGTGTCATGATTTTAAAGTCTCTCAATCTATCTAACGAGGAACAGAACAAGAAAAAAACTATTCTTGTTCCTGTTCCTCAATGGGGTGAAGGTGCTGAAATTATGGTCACTGAAATGACTGTTGCTGGTTACATTCGTCGTAATAATTTAACTCGTGTCATCTTTGATATGAAAGACATCGATGATATTCGACGCACTGGTTTATTAATGTGTGCAGATTTATTATCAACAATGGTTCACCCTGAAACTGGTGATTTCTTGTTGCCTGAAACTGACCTTGATAAATTTCATGCGACAGTGAATAAAGATAGCCTAGACGACTTGCTAACGGCACAGGGTACACTTAACCCACCTAAAGCATACGTTGACATGGAGTCAAAAAAAAAGCCGTCTTAAGTGACGGTAATATGCTACTGATACGTCGAATATGTATGGACCAAGGACGGCCCGTATTCGAGGTTATGCGTTGGCCGGCTAGTGAACTAGATTATTGGTCAGTGTTCTATAGTATCAAACCCACCGATAAACCTATCATCACTAAAAAAGCAGCTGACAAAGTATCAGTTACCGAGAGTAAAGCTCATTTCAAAATGTTATTCGGGTGATTTATGGCACGTGGTTTCGTAGAAATAACAAACTCAGGTTTAACCGAAATAGCTGATTATCTCGATAAACTTGCAGACGATTATAACGAAGTTCTGTATCAATCTGTCGAGGCCATGCAGGACGTTGTTGTTGACCGTATTAAAGCCAATTGGGTAGCTATGGTCGGTGGGGATGCGGGCGGTTTCGTATATAACTCAATCGGTAAATCAACCATCTACAGTCGCGAGAAAGAGTTCAGTATTGCCGGTACTATGGGTGTGTACAAACTCGATACTATAAGTGCGTCATTCGGTAAAACAGATAAAGACTTCAACGCTGCACAAATCGCATATTGGGTAGAATACGGAACGTCACGGTTGAAATCTGGTGCACGTAAACCTCGTAAGGGTGAAATCAGTGATGAAGACCTTATATCTGTTGCGGCCAAGCCATTTATAAGCAATGCTTATAACACAACCATAAATGAACAGAATGACGCTTTCAGCATTAAGTTCAACGAACTAATGGATAGAGTAAAATGAGTAATGTATTACGTTCCACAACGTTTCAATTAGAGTTCAACGGTAACGACGGTATTACTGGTGTTAAAACATTCACTAAAGCTGTTCGTGATGCTGATGCTGTCACTGAAGAACTAAATCGTACACTCGGTGAGAACACTACTGTCACCGTTAAAAATGTAAAAGGTAAAAAAGAGTTAACTGCACAGGCTCGACTTGTTGCTAATGAAATGGCTCGTAATGAAAACCGTACTCAACGACTAACTGAACAGTATAGTTTTATGGCATCGACTGTCGGTAAAACTGCTGACGAGATACAGGTTTTAAGTGCTGTTCAACAACTCGGTGCCAATGCGTCAGAGAAACAACGAAAACAGGTTGAACAGTCTGTTATCAGTTACCAGAAATTGCGTGACTCACAAAACCAACAACAAGGTTCAATGCGTAATAGCCGTGGTGTTATGCAAAACTTTGGTTGGCAAATGCAAGATACCATTGTACAACTCCAGATGGGTACGTCTGCCTTCGTGGTTCTGTCACAACAGGGTTCACAGATGGCGGCTGCGTTTGGTCCTAAAGGTGCTGTGATTGGTGCATTTATCGCGCTTGCTGGCGTTGTGGGTGGTACGTTATTTAAATCGTTACAATCGGCCACCGAAAAGACTAAAGACTTTGACAAGGCTAACAAGGCTGTTTCAGAGTACGTAACTATTAACAGTGAAGGTGTTGCTAAACTATCGTCTCGATATGAAGAATTAGCTCGTTATTCTAAAGAGGCTGCTGATGCTCAGTTAGCTATTGTCCGTGTGAGTGCTAACCAAGCACAAGCTGAAAGTGTAAAACTTATTGGTGAAGAAATTAAAGGTTTAGCACGTGACCTTAAAACTCTTGATAAATATGCGTCAGATTCAACAGGGTTTGGTGTATTAGGTAAACTGAAAACTAAAGACCTCGACTTAATGAAAGAGTCATTTAAACGTCTACAAGGTGAGGTCAATCCTGAAAATATAGCTAATTTTGTGTCATACCTTGGTGAGTTGGAAACCTCTGGTAAAAAAGGTAATGAAGCCGTATCTGAACTGATGACGTTGCTGAACACACAACTGGTTTCAATGGAGAAGAACAAGAAAATATTAGAAGATACTAAAGATGGTTGGCAAAACCTTTCTGACGAGTCAACTAAAACCTCCAGTAAAATAGTTGAGAACTTTGAAAAAGAGGCGAGGTTATTAGCCAAGCAAACTGAGACTTACGAGCAAGAATATGAAAGACGTAGAAAAGTAATATTTGATTTCCTCGATAACGTCAATAAAGATGATGAGAAGTCGAAAAAGAAAGCATCTAAAGCATTCGCAGACTTACTTAAATCGGATCAAGACGAAAAAGAAAAAATACGTAAAGATTCTTTTGATAAACAATGGAAAGATATAACGACTGCTTTTGAACAGGAATATAATCGTACAACTAAGCAGACTGAAACCATTGAACAAGAATATAGTCGTCGTTACGCGCTTATAAAATCTTACATCGAAAAGCCTGGTTACGATGTTTTAAAAGTAGCTAAAGCAGAGATTGCACTCGAGGAATGGAAAACAGCAGCCTATCAAAAAGAATACGATAAACGTGAGCGTGTACGTCGCCAGATTGAAAATGCTCAAACAGCAGCCTATCAAAAAGAATACGATAAACGTGAGCGTGTACGTCGCCAGATTGAAAATGCTCAAACAGCAGCGCGTGGACAAACTGACCCAGTAGGTGCTGAAGAAAGTAAATATGCAACCAACATAAAAACACTGGAAGACCAAAAGTTATTGTTAAAAGAAGACCAGCTCGAAGAAATTAAACGAATCAATGGTTTAATTGAGGCTGAAGAAGAACGCCACAAAGACCGAAATGCAGAACTTGAAATGGAGGGTTTGGAGGCTCAAATTGGTGCGTATGCACTTTCAGCACAAAGTATGACAAATCTAGTTGATTTAATGTCAACAGGTGCAGAAAGTGTTCGTCAACAAACTGAGGATATGAATGCAACACAGAAGGCTATGTTTGTAACAACACAAATAATCGCCGCTGCAATGGCTGTTGTAAACGGTATCTCAATGGGTAGTAAGTTAGCAGATGCAGCGGCAACCTATGATTGGACAGGTGCTACATCAATATCATGGTTAAGTATTGGTACAGCTATAGGTGCTGCACAGGCCGGTGCAATCATGGGTACTACTATTGCTGGTGCATTCGACAACGGTGGTTATATTCCTGCCGGTCAAATGGGTGCCGTTGCTGGTTTCGGTGACGAGTTTGTGAACGGTACACTAATCCAAGGCCCTGCGAATGTAACGTCACGTAAAGACACCGCTGAATTATTACGTGACGGTGGCCAATCAGGTACTTCAACTAAATTGAACATTTCTGTTGAGAATAAAATCGAAGGTGGACAATATAGAGTTGAGCAAATAAACGAAACTGATGTTAAGATTATTGCGGAACAGGTTTTTAGTAAAAATATTGACAGTGGTGTCAGTGGTGTCTTATCTAACAGTAATTCTAAAACCTCGAAGTCAATGCGTAAGAGTTATAAAGTAGCGAGGAATCTATAATGGCCACTAAAGGTGATATATCTGGTTTAGACACACTTAAATTTGGTAGTGAATATTTAATACCCCAAGTTGCACAAGGCGGTTATGAGCGCTACCGTAAATCAGGTGTTGTTCGTAGTGAGGCGGCAGGTGGTGCAACCAGGCAGCGTAAAAAATACTTCGGTAACACTCACGTTGCTGAGGTGACGTTTTACCTTGAAACCGCTCAACATCAAGACTTCATGGAAATGTTTATCAACCGAAACGAAGGTAAACGTTTTATATGTCATTTATCTGCTGATAGACCTGTCGTTGAACCATATGTCGTACAGATAATCAGTGAATGTAATTTTTCTGATGTAGACGCTAAAGACGCAATCGTGTCTATGACATTAGAAATATTCAGTGCACGTGACCCTGTTCTTGATAACTATATATTTGAAATGTACAGTTTGTACGGTGCAAATTACTCAGGTACATTACTAGGCTACCGTGAGATTGTGGAGGCAATGCCTTATGACCAGTGATGAACTAAAAGAGATATATGCGAGTGCACCGGTGTCGTCTACAGAAATGGAAGTTGTTTCTCTATCAGCCCCTTGGTTTAGTCAAACTTATTGGTTGCAAAATGTTGATACAGACCCTATTGATGTTGTTCTTGAAACGGGTGAAACTGTTACTGTAAATTACGCACCGATGGGTTTGGGTCAAACTAGCAGTAACGCAGATCTAAACTATGAACGCAGTATAGTTATTGAAGAAGTTAACGACATTATTGCCGAAGAACAATCACGGTTTGACCCCGATATATACGACCCTAAAGATGCTAAAGTAAGCTCACGCGGTTATATCTACTACCGTAATGGTGATGTGAGTTCAATACAGACTTCGGTGACTACGGTGACTGTGAGAGACGTTACACGCGACGCATCGACTGGTGCTGTGAATATATCTGCATCGTCAACACCTGCTAACGAGACATCGACAGGTGAGGTTGCAACCATAAGTCGTGTTCCTATGCTTGCAGGGTTCTTGTGATTATTGGTAAACACTACAATTACGATAACTACAATTGTGCACATTTCGTTAGTGATTGGTATAAAGAAAAACTCAATATTGAAATACCAATCACTAATCAATTCGATATGTCATTCGTCCGCTGGTTGAGAAAGAACTTCACTGAAATAGATAAACCCATCAATAACTGCCTTGTTGTTATGAAAGATAAAAAATTAAATCATATCGGTGTATACTCTGATTATGGTGTTTATCATAACTACCAGGTGTCGAACAAACACGGCTCTGTTCAGCATTGGCCGCTTGGTGTTGTTAAACGAAATTTTAAAAAGGTGACGTACTGGAAATGGTTAAAATAATTTACTACGCAGACCCTACTAAAGATGGTGAAATTATCGAATGTGATAACATATCATCTTTTTTATTGTCTCGATTTACTACACGTGACGAACTGCTTGATTTGCGATTTTTTGACAATGATATTCTTGACCATGAGATTGACCAGACAGGTGGTGAATTTTTAAGTATTAACGAAGGTGTTGTTGCCATAACTCACGATTCAATGATACCTCGCGGTGCAACGGCTGTATGGTATGTAGTAGTGGCTGTGATTGCTGCTGCTGCTACTATATTACTCACACCCGATATACCGCAATTGGTTGCTGAAACAGGCGGTTCAGACCAACCTTCAGGTACTAACCGCTTAAGTGACAGTAACAATGAAGCACGTATTGACCAGCGTATTGACGATATTTTTGGCACCGTTAACCGTCACGTACCTTCGTTGTGGCAAGTACCGTTTCGGATAGGTGTTAACAACCAAGAGGTTGAAATATTATATCTTTGTATCGGTCGTGGTAAATACCAAATAGACACCTCTAACTGGTATGACGGTGATACACCAATCCAAAATATACCTAATGCGTCAGTCAACATATATGGCCCTAACACTAATCCTAACGTAGATACACCTGAAACCGTCATTGGTGGATTAATTGATTATGAAGTCGGTGTGTATAAGCAATCAAACGACCTCAACCCGTCTGAACTGATACCACCTAATGAAGTTGATAATGCTAACGTCGATTGGAAACTTACCGGCTCAGGTAGTACAGGTGTAATGGATGCAACCAACATACCTGATGATTTTGATATGGTTGATTATTACAGTGTTGGTCAAAAAATCAAACTTACTGACTTTAATTACTTTAAACAAGACGGGGCAATAAGTCTTTACGAACTTGACACGATTCCTGTTATAGCAAGAACGTTTACCGCTTATGAAGCACCAATTGATTTAGGGCAGGGTGGTACAATTGAATATGAAATAACGGCTGTGACAGCTACGTCATTGACTGTGACTATACCTTCTACCGCTAGTGCTGCCGTTTTGACTGCATGGTCTGAAATGTCTAATTATTCAATACGGTCACTCTCAGCCGAAATTACTTTCCCTGTAATCGCTGGTGGTGATGTTTACTATATATTCAGTACACTTGTAAGAACTGGAATATGGGGAACTAAATTTGAAGACACTTACTATGAAGTTGATATTGTAGACTTTACTTACAACCCTTTAGCTGGTGAATTTATCAGTTCAATTGTGGGGCCCGTGTTCACAGGTGAAGGTGTAACTAAAGTATTATTAAATTTCGTAAGCTCCAATGGTTTTTATAAATTAGTGAGAAACGTTGAAACTAAAGTGACTGCTGATATTCAGATTAAAGTGTATGAGGTTGATGAAAATGGTGACGAGACAGGTAATATGACACCGTTCATTGAAACATATGAAAGTAACTCAACATCAATTACTAAGTCTGTATTTCAAACAGTGATAATTGAGTTACCGTATAGTCGAACTAAAATAACGGCTGAGAGATTGACGTTTCGTGATAAGTATGAGGACGTTAGTGCTGCTGATGTCGTCGAATGGCGTGACGTATATACGTTTAAACCAGTAAGTGATGACCATTTCGGTGACGCAACAACAGCGATGGTTTTAATACCAAGTAACACACAGTCTCGACTTATTAAACAGCGCAAACAGAATGTTGATGTAACTCGTTTAATAACTGAATACCAAGGCAACGGTGTATTTGGCCCTGCTGAAAGCTATGCAACCGACCAGTTTGACCAAATACTAATACATCAAGCACTAGACCCTTATATAGGGCGGTTGTCACTAGAAAACATTAATGCAGATGGTTATATGGACGTTCGAGACGAAATAGTTGACTACTTTGGTTCAGATATAATGACTCGATTCGGTTACGACTTCGACACAGTGAACATGACATTTCAAGATACTTTTATGCTTGTATGTGACACTGTGATGTGTACGCCTTATGTGCAACTCGGTGTGTACGATATATTCTTTGAGAAGAAACAAACAGTGTCGTCCATGCAAATTACCTGTCGTAATAAAATGATAAATAGTGAAAGTCGAAAAACTGATTACGACCGTAAAAACGATGGTGTCGAAATATCTTACAGGGACAATACTGACGGTGTGGTCAATACGATTTATTTACCTTCAGACCAGTCATCACGTAACCCTGAACGTATCGAACTAAAAGGTTGTACCACAGCTCTACAGGCCACACGGTATGGTAATAGAGTTTATAATCGTCAGAAGTATCAAATTGAATATGTCGAATTTGACGTTGACGAGTTTGGTCGTAACATTATACCTAACAAACGTATCGACTCACCTGATAGTACCCGTTTCACTAAACGTGTCGGTGTGACCAATGGATATAAAGTATACGATGGTGAGGTTGTTGAGGTTAACGGTATGACTGTGGAATTGTCAGAACCATGTGAATTTATTGAAGGTGAAGACCACTATATTACATTTACCACAGTAACAGGTGATAACTCAGCACCGATTTTATGTACTCAAACAGACGAGTTTACAGTATCATTATCAACACTACCCGCTGAACCGATTTATGACGGCTATGAAAAAGACCGTACAAAATATATACTGGTTTCAGAACAGTTAAAAGACTCGGTTGCGTTAATACCTAAAACGATTGAGTTTAGCTTAGATGATAACGGTGCTGAAGTTCATACTATAAGCTCTGTAAATTATACTGATAAATACTATCAAAACGACTTAGATGAATTGGAGTAAACAAATGGCTACAGACCCAACCACGCTACCAACCATAGCAAATATACAACAGTCTAAAAAGGATATGGACGATATTAACACCTTCACTGTTGGTACACAGGATAATTTCGTTGACAATACAGGTCGGACTCGAAGAACCATTGAAGGTATTAATAGTGAGTTTGATTCAATGCAGTCAGGGGAGTTAACAGCCCAAGCGGTTAATGCAGCAGATAGGGCTGCATTATCAGCAGATGTAGCATTAGTTAACTCAACAGTCTACCCCGACGAAGTGACAGGTCGTGTAGCAGTTGCTGACGGTAATTACTTTAAAGTTATTGGGTCTGGTGATGTCGCAGCGTATGAATATCAACGCGTTAATGAGTCAACATCAATTTTTATAACAGCATACCCCTCAATTGAAGGGATTCCTCTACCAACATATTTTGTTGATGGGCAAAACGCGCCAATAGTTAGCGGATTAAGCATAACATTTACTGGTTTCTCTTTTTTGTATTATGAAGATAAACGATTGCAGATACCAAGCGGAACTTACACATTTACATTGCCTCATCAGTTTTTAACTATTGATAAAAGCGGGACTGTGAGTTTGAAGTATTATACTGACGAAGCCCTTAAAGATTGCTTTGTTATAGCAAAGACTACACCTGATAGTGAGGTTATACCTAACTCCATGCTTTACCCTATAAGCCAGAACGAAAAAACTAAGAGCATTCTTGATATTAGCCAAGGCGATTACATTGAGTTCTTAAATACGGGTAGCTACAACTCCTCTGGTGTAATAGATGCTGGACTCGGCGGGTACAACATAGAGAAGGAAATAACAAGAGCGGGTAGCTACTCAATAGGCTGGTGGATTGGCGGAACGTCTAGGGCTGTACTCGCTGTAAATGACAATGACGAGATAATGAAAGTTTGGAATGGTGATTATTTCAACTACAGACTAAATAGAATAATACACGTTCCAGAAGGTGCAACAAAGCTTTTACTTACATCGTATGGTGATAACCCTAAAAACGGTTATCTAACAAAGATTGAGGACGCAAGCGAAGGGGAAAGAGGTGTAATTGATAACGAGCAAGTATCACTCGTATCTACTAATGATGATAGTGAAATTCCTTATGTGGAAGTGCAGGGCTACCTGTGGAGCGATGGTAACTGGAGGTTCCCAGACGGCACTAGTCGCGCAAGAATTTATACCGTTGATGAAAATGAAACCTATGATTTTTATTGGAGTAACGCCCCAACTGGTACTGATATGGCCTTTAGCTCTAAAGAAATAATAGGCCAATTATCTCACATGGAGAGTTATGGTCGTCTTGATTACAACGGACTACCTGTCAACGGAATAAAGCTTGATGTGGAGCAGAACACTATAAACGGCGAAACGTTTGATAGGTTTATTTGTAAAAGCATAACGCCGCCAGCAGGAACCAAGCGGGTTATCATACAAACGCAATATAACACTGTCCCAACTGACAACGTAAGAATTTACAAGCGTAGAGGTGCAAGCCCACAACACAAAAACCAACCTAGAGTTAATTCCTCTATTGTCGTTTGTGGTGATTCTGTTAGTCAGAATGCACCGTCTGAGATAGGTAAGGAACGATTGCGCAACGAGTACGGTTGCAACGTTGAAACATATGGTGTTGGCGGTAGCGGCTGGGCTATAAACTCTTACCTGTCTGGCACATATACCAATAACGTTTCAGGGGTCTATCAAATAGAAGAGCTGGTTAAACCAACGTCAGATGTTTTTGATATTTACTGTTTATCTGCAACAGTCAATGACCCGATCACACACCAAAAAGCCATAGGTTCATTGACTGATTGTGTTCCGTATCTAAAGATCGGAAGCGATCCTGATTTAACAGATCCAAATTTAGATACAATGCTGGGCGGTTTAAACTTTTCAATACAACGTATTTATGAAAAGAATCCAAACGCTAGAATTGTAATAGCAACCATGAACAAAGTGTTTTTAACTAACACATCATCTGGTTATAGTTTAGAGGCGGGTTATGATCCAAATGATACAAGTACAAATAGTCATGGGAGTACTTATTATGAATACGTTGAAGCAGTTAGAAGCCTAGGTAACAGATGGGGCATTCCAATTGTTGATATATACGGTGAGTCTGGAATAAATGAACTAAATAAGAGTGAAAACATGTTTGACTCGTACCATCCAAAAGAAGCTGGGTACGAGTCAATGTGGTCTCTTTGGATCGACAAGATAATAAACTCTTAGTTTTTGGCTACGTGGTCTTTGTAAAGTAAATAGCAAAGACCACACGTTAAAATTAAAGCTATAACGATTGCTGGTAAATCTGATAATTCTGGCATTTGTTTACTCCTAGTTGTTTAATAACTCATCGACTAACTTTCTAGTCTTTGACACATAGAACTCGATGTTAATGTCCGAAAGGTCAAGCGCATCGAGTTTATTACATACAGTCACGTTATACTTAGGGTTAACACCAGTACGTCGAATAGGCGGTTCACCACTCGGTGGCTCACATTCTTGCCACTTACCAGACGGTGCATTCTTAGATTGTCTCACAGTGCAAGTATCAACGTGTTTCCAGAAAGGTTTAATCAACCAATCACGCTTTTGATTCTCAGTAGGTAGCATCTCTTTGATTAACTTACCACCACCATTACTCACGAAATAACGGGTGATACGTTGTTGCTCAGTACGAGTGCCGTCGTCGTTTTCTAGGTAAAGCCAATCAGTACGGTTAACTTTAGTGCGTAACATAAAATCAAGAGGGTTAATTCGCACATGGTTACGTATAAACCTTTCAATGTTTTCACCTCGCACCAGTGCAGCCTCAGCAGCTTTAGCTACTACAACCATGCTTTGATCTTTGTGCCACGGTAATTCGCGTGTACCGTCGTTATCAGCGGCCAATTCATAGGCATAGGCACCGATACGTTTAACCTTCGGTGGACACAATTTACCTTTCTTATCTGTATATGGTTTAGTGACGGCAATATAAGCGTTAACATGAAGAATACACATTTTAAGGTAATCAACGTGTTCAAGTTCAAGTTGTGTTAACCCTTCCCACCAGTCATTGATAGCATTGGCATGGTCGAGGTATTCGTTAGGGCAAATATAAGTTAAACCATCGGTATTTATCTGAACCAATCGCACACCTGGTATTTTCATTAATTGTTCGGCCAACATACATAATAGTAATTGGCCGTTAATCGTAATCGCCATTGTGTACTGAGGGTCATAGAATGCACTGTGTTTATCGTTAGACTTACCGTACACACCATTTAATGCCAGTTTTAACATACCATTCTCAGCAGTACCCTTGCCGTAAGTTTTACGCTGTAAGTAAATACCTTTGTAAACAGTACAGAATTTCTCTGTAAGGTGTAGAGGGAACAGATTATTAGCAATAGCTAAGTTAGGGTAGTAACTGGCAACATCGGAGTCACGTAGCGTCTCATGCGCTTCAGGAACAACGATTGTATTGTGTAAACTACCGTGAATACCACCTGCACCGAAATCAAAGCGAAACCCATTAACGATTGTGTGTATATTTACAGGTCGCAAGTATTTAATCGATTTCTCGCGGTCTATTTTAGCGTATGTGGACTTAGAACCGTCGAGGTAATAAACCATGACGTCTTCAGGTTGCATCGTCTCAGCGAGCCGCTCAGTGATGTTAGCGGTACACTTGGTTTTAGATTTATCACGGCTACCGAAAAACCCTTTAATGGTTTCAGGATTGATGACCGTTTTCTTGAAAAAATCGTGCACTTCTTGAAAGCCGGCTGTCTCGAATTTAATCGATGGTAGCAATACATCACCCACATTGATTTGAGTACGGTGAGTCTGAATACTTTTATGTGCGCGTATGCCTTCTTTTTCGAGCTCCATCACGAAAAATTCTTCACCGATTTTAGTATCGTTAAAATTAGTAAAGTCCTTACCGTATTTCTCAGATAACTGGTCACGGAACGCAATTGCTTTTTTACTGTAATCGTAGAATGTACCGGTCGCGAAAACGTCGTGGTCGTTGTAATCAAGTAAACGGTCTGACTCAGCTCGGTTCAAGGGTTTATTCCAATCGACTTCAAATTCGTCAATGTTATCGAGGCGCATATTAAATTCGAGCAGTTTTAACGATGTACGTTTGGCCGCGTTATCGAAGTGGTGAATTTTATAGAGGTCAACCTGTTGAATATAACGTCTGTTGTTCCATATAAAATGTTCATAAGCGTTTTCATTGAATGAGTTGATAATCGCCTGTGATTTATTGTACAGAACAGCGTTGTTGATAATGCCACGATAGTCCATTAACAGGTGAACCATTGGGTAATCGTAGTGTTCATTGTTGTAACCAACCATGCGCCCGTTAGAGTTTTTCACCTGCATTAAGAAAACGTAAAGGTCTTGACCCTGGTTGACCCAATCAGAAATCTCGAAACACCACTTAGCTTTATCTTCCCATCGTGTAAAACGTATAGTGAAAATATTAGGAAGACACTCAATGTCGAATATATAGTTGCCGGTGAATTGCATTGGTTATAATACCTCGAATGCGTGCATGATTAAATTACCATTGTGTAAAAGAACAGTGTCTATGTAACTAATACCACGTTGATACTCAGGAATGTCTTGACCAGTACCAAACCACACGATTTCTCTATTGACATGAGGTTTCGTGGTTTCGACTTTAAACCAGGTGCAAGGTTGTCCATTCTGAATTTTGACACACAAGATTTCAGAGTTTTCAGGTACAGAAAGAACGTTGTCTATTAAATCAAGCTCGAATTTCCAGATTTGTGATGACATAAATATTTACTCCTGGGTGTTATCAATGTAACTGTTAATAATATCAGTACAGGTGTCGTTGATACCTTCAGATATAAGGTCATCACGCAACGCAACAAGTACACTGTTAACACTAGTGTCTTTAACCTTTTCGTAGACACTATTGAAGATTTGATTTTGCATTTCATTAAATATGTTAAACGACAATTGCTCGAAATCTTGAGTTGCAAAGTCATCAAAACTCAGAGTAATACTGTGTGATGACGATTGAACCAACACCTCGTTTTTACTCTGAGATACGATGAACGAAACAGTGAGTCCCGCCTTTTCACAGATTTCACCGATAAGACTTACGCGACTATTAATTTTTGATAATGACATTGTTATTTACCTTTTCGTTTAGATGGTGAGAATGTAGAACACTGGTTAAATTTACCCATACGACAATTAGTGCAATCACAACAAACGTGTAAGTTGTTTAAGCTCTGCTAATGATTTACTAAACGCACCCCTTACGAAAATGTCGGTGTCATCGATACCACCAGTAATAGCAGTAATGTTTTTAGATACCTGTTTACGGTGCTCAACCATGTGATTGTATATTTCGTTAAACTTATCATTCATTTCTTGCGTCGGTTTAATATCACTGACAACCTCGCGAGTATACAACTCTTCAACTGGGTCAGAACTACATATACGACAATTAGTAAGACCGTCACCGTGGACTAAAATATTTTGTTTAACAGTTGAGTCTTTACCTTTTGCGAGGTCTACACCAATGAAATCAGTGTTAACTTTAACAGGGTGGATTAAAACCTCTGGTTCGGTAGGTAGGTTTCGCTTACCTCGACCGATTAATTGTACTAATGGTAAATCTTTCATAAAATCATTCTCTCTAATTAATTTCAGTACAGACAATATAAACGAGGTTTCCCTCAGTGTAAAGCATTTTTACAACATTATTTTACACTAGGGAAACCGACTACATTACCTACTGAGAATTGCGCGGTTACTGTTAGACCATAGAACCCCTTACGCACTGGTTCATGTGTTATTGGTAGTGATGAATTACGTAATGATTTATCGAATGCTGATTTCATCATTGGGTTTCTAATACCCTCTGTAGATGCCCATAAACGATAAGTGTTGTACAGGTCATCTATCATCGTAAACTCGTTACTGTCGAGCACACACGACGTTTCAATGAAGTCAGCGAGAGGAAACATGTCCTTACGAATTTCTTCTTTCTCGATTAAACCAAGTTTTGCCTCAGTAAATCGACCACCATTAGCGCGTAGACGACGTAAACCTTCAATTGCCCACTGAGTAACACCGGCTGTTTCTGTCTGTAATTGTTCACCAAGGTCATAATTCTCACGGCCAGCAAACGATTTATAGAATGGAAAAACCAGCATACGGTTTACCAGTGCACCAGATGGGTCGTTAAACTCAGGTACATTATTCGTACTTAATACTATTTTGGTTTTGAATATTGCATTGCGTGAACCCTTATACATTTCATGAAACGACACTTTATCACCACCAGTGATTGACTTAAGGTTACTGAGTACAGCATCACGGACATTACCACCAACGTTATGAGCATCAGGGATTAGAGTTAGTGATTTACTACTCATTTCCTCAAGCGCTGAATTGGTTGCTAAATTCGGTAACGCTGGTGCGGCCACATTCTGGTCACCAACCATGTTACTGAGCATGTTAGTAATAGTACCTTTACCACCACGTGGACGACCTACGAACACTGCAAATTTTTGTAACTTAACATCGTTCACCAGGCAATAACCCATGAACTCTTGTAACTGCATTTTAAGGTCTTCGTTATCATCCCAAATGTTATTAAGGAAGTTAAGGAACACAGGACACTTAGCTGTAGGGTCAAAGTCATAGTCAACAGAGTTCAGTGTAAAAAACTCAGGTGTATGAGGCATAAGTTTTAAATCAGGACTGTTAAGGTCAACAATGCCATTATTAAACACAGTGAAATTTTTAGTATCGGTTTTGTTGTTACTCAACCATTTACCATTTTCTACTTCACTGATATTAACGTAATCATGTAACACCCTAGCAATACCAGAGGTAAACGCATCGGCAGGTTTATATACTGCGAACGAACGTTGTATCTCAGACTTAATAACTTCGTCACTCACCTTACGCCATGACTTACCCATAAACTCGTAATACTGTTTGTCACAACGAATAAGGTTTACACCGTTATAGTTAACTGCATCGAACACAACACTGAAATCGTAGTGTGATGACTTAACGGTTAATTGCGCGGCCATGATTGCACCAGTATCAGCACCTATTCTGAAGTGACCGCGGAAATCACTATAATCTTCAGCGGCCTCAGTTGTCTCAGGTAACGCAATGGTTTTAACATTAATATCAGCCTGTGTTAAAACGACCTCTGCGTTGAATACAGACGATTGATTGTCCCAACCACAGTTTGGCTCAGGTAATGGTGCAAGTGCCTGAAAACCTGCTTTAGCAGACTTACAACCCGCCGCACTGGTCGCATAGTGGTACCCACGATAAACGACACCATCGAAATGATTGCGCTGTTCTTCACCCCAAGGCGGTAAACATCGAGGGTTGTAATGTTTCCATAACAACTCCTTAGCGTTCTCGATAGAAACACCATGGTCATGACCGTAACACGCGACTCTGAACAATTCGTGTGTGCCGTTACCAAGTACAGCAGGGTGAGCAGCATTAGAAATAAAACTGACAAACTTAGCTATTTCAATTTCGTTGTCTTCATAACCGACACCATTATCAATACCTTTACGTTTTTCGATCCATTTATTTAACTTGGCGTCTTTATCAGCGGGTAAAAGATGGTTCTGACGTATATGCTCAGGTGTATACTTTGGTAACGTATCACTGACATTACTGGTAATACGGTAACTCTGTGGTGACTCAGGTTTTTTATAATGGATACTACCTGCTAACCGAGCAACACGACATGGGTCACTAACCTGTTTGTCAGTGTCGTAATACAGTGCTAACTGATACTGTAATTCAGACCATTCATCATGAGTTAAATCACCCGCTTCAATCAACCAAAATGCGTGGCCATGTGTCGCGTCGCGCTCTTGAGTAAAATGCGGTTGAATAACCCAATTAGGCTGTTCTTGACCGTCGAAGTCAGCAAACAATACACGTAAATTATTTATGTTGTATATTTCACGACCCTTTAAATCAGTACCGTTGATACACAGATAAATACCAGCTAGTTGACCCTGTTTATAATCGATAAACGATTCAGAGTTATCTATTGTACTGTGCCAAATTTCAGCGATACCTTTCGGTGGGGTCTGACCTTTGGGGTCGTAAAAAGCCTGAAACGTAACGACAGAATCAGCCGACCCCGTTAGAGCTTTGATAAACTCACGGGCTTGAGTAATATCGTACATAGTGAACCTCGATATTACTTATTATTGGTTTAGTATATTCTCAGCTTTAACAACGTTATATTCTGAAACAAGAACTACCTTACAACGCATGTACTGGGTCACACTAGATTCAGCTAAACCAGTAGCGGCACTGACAGCACTAACACCGTGTTCGGTTACAAGTGATTTGAAACGACTAGTGATTTCATCCTTCTTGATTTTATTAGCGTCATCATACTGTGATGATTTTTGCTTTATGTCATTTAAGTTCATTTTATTTATTCTCCAGGGCTGTCACCCTCACGTTAAATTCATTCAGAATGTCATCAACCTGTGAAGCACATGACGCAAAACCTGCGATACCACCTGCGTTCTTAACAATGTTGAAAAACTTGTTCTGACCATACTCTCTTGACTTAGGATTGTAAACTGATTTTACTTTAAATCCAGCTTTTTTTGAGTCGATGGCTGTGAAAACAGCAACTTGCTTACCTACCATTTCTGGTGTAATCGTGACTCTAGTCCAACCAACGTCATCAGGTGTACGAATATCCTCGTCTGACTTCTTACCTTCATTACCTAAACCAAAGAATACGGCACGCCCATTGTCAGTATAAGCAACACCACTGTTATTCTTATACAGACGACAACCCCATTGATTTGCACGTAATAGAACCTGTTCTTTGGCCTTTGCTTCAGGTGTGCGTTTAGCCATTGGTTTCACCACACGTTTTTTCCATGGTGTAACAATGTTCATTAGCGACACCATAACACCAGTCTTTATACGTCTCTGCCTTTATATCTACAATTCCGTTAGTCCAAACCGTTAAAATATAATTATCAGTTGTTGCAGTTGACGAAAGTGACCACGATTTGTCACCCCTTGTTGCATAATGACCTGCCATTGCGTGAATCATATTTAAAAGAATGTAATTTTCACTCTTTTCTGACTTACAGTCCCATTTTGCAGTGATTGTTTTTATATCACTCATTGGTTTCACCACCGTCGTCAGTTTCTGAATTTTCATAACAATCACTGCAAACTGTTGTGTGATACGAGATTTTACCTGTTGTATCAACCAAGTTTTTAGGGTCTACAGGGACTTGGCACTCAGGGCAAAAACATACGGCTCTGTGATTCGTTATTATCATCACAATTCTCTCTAAAATAACGAGTCACCGCGCATTACCACAGTGACTCTATTGGTTTAAATATTACTGAGCAGGGTTTGTATAGTTCGGTGTAGCGTAACCGCCTGCAACAATCTGGTCATCAGTCCAACCGTGAGTAACACTTAACTGTTCATACGTGTACTCTGAGTCAGCATTCATAATCACATTACCTGTCAGTGGTACGCTCGGCGTTGCTGGTGCTACTGGCACTACTGGTGCTACTGGCGTTGCTGGTGCTACTGGCGTTGCTGGTGCTACTGGCGTTGCTGGCGTTGCTGGCGTTGCTGGCGTTGCTGGCGTTGCTGGCGTTGCTGGCGTTGCTGGTGCTACTGGCGTTGCTGGCGTTGCTGGTGCCACTGGTGTCACTGGTGTCACTGGTGCTGCTGGTGTTTCCATACGACCCTTACCGTTCGCAACCAATACTTCGGTTGTCCATGCTGGGTCAGCTCGGTATTGCGCTTCAGGGATTGCATCAGTGTGTACATAAACTGGTGCCGCTGGCGTTGCTGGTACACTCGGTGCTGCTGGTGGAATAGCACCCATTACCTGACCTGTACCAGACGCAATATTAGTGTTACCCACGGCCATACCAGCAAACGCTTGACTAGCCGCTTGAGTTGGACCACGACCGAATGCTTCATCGTCATAACACATTTGTACGTTTAATAATTTAACACTGATAATACGTGACTTATTAGCTGTACTCGTATAAGCAGACACTTCAATCTGAGCGCGGCACCAACAACCTGCATAAACAGTGCTAGGGTCGATGTCATTACCATCAGGACCAACCACACCGACAGGGTTTTCATTTTTAATTGATACTAATGTGAAACCTGCTGTTGAAGGGTTAACAGTACCAGGAATAGGATTACCGTTGTCGTCCTTCTGCATTACTAAATCACCATTCTGAAAATCAGGTGGGAACTGAACACCGATGGTTTGTTTACATGTTGCAGGATCAAACGCTACACCCCATTCTTCAATCGTTACTTCTGACAATGCTTGAATGATTGACTGTGGTGAGCTAGGGAATGAAACACCTGTTGCAGCAATAGAACCAGTGCCACTATTGGCAAACATAGTTTTAACTGAAAACTTAGGTTCTTGTTTCGGGTCATGAGTATGACGCTCAGCAAGGTGAGGGTAAGAAGTACGAAAAATATCTGTAAAAATAGTTCTTGAAGCCATGATTTAATTCTCTTTAATTAAGTTTATATTTTACCGAACACACCTGAAGCGGTCGGCCTTGGTTCATTAATTGGTGCAAATACACCGGTTGCTTTACCCACTCGTACAGCGGGACGTTTGTCATTGTTCGGTACTAATGTTGTGCTTGCTGGTGGTACTCTGTAGTGTTTCTCAGTAAGCTGTTTACCCAATAACGCTTTAGCTTTAGTTTTACCGACAAGTTTAGGGTCATTAAACAATTTAGTTTTATCTACACCTACTTTTTCAGCATCTAAAAATAAAGCATCAGGGTCGTTACACACCGCTCTCGGGTATGACTTAACAACTTTAAAGTCCTTGAAATTAACACCGTTACGACCTTCCTCAAGCATACGACCTGCAACCATATCGAGGAACTTCTTAATAGAGCGAGTCTCTTGATATATAAGTTCTAACTCACCAATCGAAATGTTCTCAATCGGTGTTTCAGTGTATGCCTTAGTCAACGCATATTCCATTCTAGCGCGACAATTAGCTTGAGCGGGGCAATAGTGGCAATGTTCACCCGCTATTGGTTTCTCATTCAGATCATCGGCACGTAACACAGCAACACGATATTTCTCACGCCATTCAACCATATCAGCGATGCTATATTCAATCGTTCTGACTGGCCCTTCTATGTGACCATAATTCGGTTGAATAATGGTGTTATAGATTGTATCGACTTTATCCCACAAATTGAGTGTGTCGAGTGTTGCTACACTATAACCAGCGGTTTGACTATTATCCTCGACTTCTACACACCCGTAACCATTCTTATAGTCGGTGGTGTGTAGTATACGTTTATCGAGTGATATGTGAGTTACATCGGACGTACCATATACATCGTCACGACCTAACGAACTCATTACAACACGCTGTTCCATAAGAGGCTGAACACCATAACGAAGTGTTAAGTCATCGACAACATTTTTGTACATCGTCGCACCGTCAACCATTTGTTGTGTAGCGATAATGTCGTTAAACGTCATCCCGATACACCCGTCTGGCTGAACACCTAAGCCTATACAGAACTCACCCAGCTCATGCACAGCAGTACCTAACTCAGCCGCGTCATTCGTACCGTTACGATAACCCTTTGACATACGGATAGTTGCAGGGCAAACCATCCATCGATGTGAACTTGAGAATGAGTAGACACTGTGTGACATAATAATTAATCCTTACGCGTTAGATGCATCGAACCAGTCTTGCCATTGTTTTACGAACGCTTCGATAGCATTAGCAGTTTCGGCAAGTTTAGCGAATGGCACGAAATTGAAATCATCGACACCGGCTGTATTTTTAAGTACTACGAATACGTTGGTTTTAATACCATGTTCACCGTTGGTTGCTTTATCGATTTCTTCAGCGGCCTTGATGTCAGTATTAATGTTTTCAAGTTCTTCTAACCAGGTTTGTGCGTCAGCAAGTAACTCACCATGCTTTTCAACAGGAATTGCATCAATCATGTGGTTGCCGTGTTTTTCAACAATACCAGACGTAATGTTCAGATAAGGCACTTTGTGGTCATCAGTAAGCTCTTTGATTACTTTAATCACTTTAGTCTTATCAGACTCGTCGTCAACCGCTGGCGTAGCTGGCGTAGCTGGTGTCGCTGGTGTAGCAGGTGTCGCTGGCGTAGCTGGCGTAGCTGGTGTAGCTGGTGTAGCTGGTGTAGCTGGTACTGCAGGTGCTGCAGGTGTCATTTCACCGGTCGGTTTTTCAGTAACACCCGTACCAGTTAAAAACTGTGCGTTGTAAGCAGCAAGCTTATCTTTATCTACACCTTTAATTGCTTTCCAGTGACCGTCGTTATTGCATTTCTGTGAACTAGAATGTACTTCTTTATTCCAAGGAATACCGTGGTCGTTTAACAAACCCTTCTTTTCTGTCACGGGTTCTGACACAGAAACATCGGTTGTCGCTGGGGTCGTCGGTGTTTCCAGTGACTCCGTTGAAGTAGCCGCTACCTCTGCAACAATAACAGGTGATGCTTGCGCTGTGATAGGGGTCTTTCCCAGCGCTTCAGTGATTGCGTTAAGCTTATTCATGATAGTAGCTTGGTTATTCATGATAGTGTTTTGATTGTTTAACATTGTATCTAAAATATTTGACATTTCTTTTCTCTCTATTTTTTACGGTTGTTTAGTTTATTAAATGTTTCAGTAAGCTTGTGTGCATCAACACCTGATTTACCGAAACGACTATCGATTACAATAGTTTTTGAACCATTCGTAGTAGGGCAATTCATCATTCTTTGTAAATTGGTCATTTCTGATTCCTTTAAAGGTTGTTTGTAGTTGACGAGAGAGATAGTAATTTATATTTACAGTGTTGTAAAGTATATTTTGAAAAATAAATTACATCGTGTATACTGGACGTACTTTAATAGATAAGAGAGATAGTTTTATGGAAACTTTAGAGGAATTACAAAAGATATTGAATGATGCACCCGATGGTGCAACTCATTATGATGTTGATGAAGATTATTGTATAGAAGATTCGTTTTGTTTTAGTAGAGGTTACTGGCAACCTATGGGTGCGACTGTAGCAATGCGCTCACTCGCAGATATTCATCGCATAGTTGATTTGATGACATTTATTGGCTCAGTAGAATTAGAGTCTGCATGTGTTGAAATGGAAAGAAACGAATTACTGGGTAAAATATAAAATGGCAATAACATTATTCCCCGAACAGGTAAGGGCGTGTGAAGATACCGACAGTCTACGTGAATCGGGTCATAAGCACGTCTTAACTGTTCTTCCTACTGGTGTGGGTAAAACCATAATGCAGGCTGAGTATGCGCGTCGTGCACATGTACAGTCTAAAATAGTATTACTGTTTGCACACCGTGACGTATTGCTTGGCCAGTTAAGTGAAGCCTGTTGTTTGATGGGTGTATCTCATAGTTTTATATGCTCTGAAAAAACCGTTGGTTTAGTGACTAATAACAACAGCGCTAAATTCGGTGATAGTTTTCACAATGAACACAGTAGTGTGATTATTGTCAGTGTTGACACCTTTCTAGCCCGTATTAAAAAAGGTGTTGTTCCCGACGTATTTCTAAACCGTGTTGCTGAATGCACTGTCGATGAAGCACACCACTTAACCCAAAATAGTAAATGGGGTCGGTGTGTTGAGGCTTTACCTAACGCGCGAGTAATTGGTTTCACGGCCACACCGATACGCGGTGACAAGAAAGGTCTTGGTTCTCACGCTGATGGTTACTTTAATGCCATGTCTGTAACCAGTAGTATGATTGACAGCATTCGTAGTGGTCGATTAACTGCTTATAAAATTTTAGCGCCCGACGTTATCGATGTTACAGGTGTTAAAAAAGACAAAGACGGTGACTTCAATAAAAAAGCACTACTGATGAAAACGAAAGACCAGGGTATTACGGGTAGTGCTGTTGAACACTATAAAAAACACCTCGATGGTCAACCAGTGATTACATTCGGTATTAACATTGAACACTGTATCGAAATTGCTAAAGAGTTTAATGATGCTGGTATCCCATCACTGGCCGTAAGTAGTAAATCTCTCGACTCGGTACGTCAAAAAGCGGTTGCCGACCTTAGAGCGGGCGTTCTATTAAACCTTGTTAACTGTGATTTGTTCGGCGAAGGATTTGACGCACCGGCCGTTATGGGTGTGATAATGCTGCGTCGTACTGAATCATACTCACTGTATAAACAACAGTTCGGTCGAATGCTGCGTAATTCTGAGGGTAAAGTGTTTGGTTTATTATTAGACCACGTAGGTAACACTAAATACTTCATGGAAAAATACGGGTTAATGGCACCACACGATGACCCTGAATGGACACTCGACCGTGTTGATAACCGTAAGAAACCGATTGATGAGGATGACGACGAGCAACGTATCGAAACAATCACATGTAGTGAATGTAAGGCGTTCGGCATCCTTAAAAAAGCTGATGATGAAATAACCGCTGATGACGTTGGTTTAATATTTATCGATGGTCATTGTCCGGAGTGTGGTCATAGTGAAACCGATGAAGAAAAAGAAGACCGCAAGCGTGAGATTAAAACCAAACAGGGTGAATTAGTAGCGCTGGAATTTGATGTTATAGAATCACTTATATCGCAACGTAACGCGTCTTTAAGGTCTGTCAGTGCATTCGGTCACTCACTCGGTAACGCACCGTTTAAAGCCGCTGCAATGGATAAATTTGCACGTAAACAACACGCACTATCTGTATTACGCCACTGGATTCAGGAATGGTGTTCTAAACATGGACGAATAACAGAACAATCGGTATCACTGGTGCAAATGGACTTTGAATTAAAATTCGGTATAAATATATTTAAAGCACAAAACTTAACTGACAGTAAAATGAGTGAACTGTCATCACGTATTCAATATCAAACGGGAATAATGAAATGACTAAGAAAATAATTTATAAGTGTAACTCGGAAGGGTTTCGTGATAACAGACAGTGTGAAAATTTCGAATATGGTAAACGATGTGGTACACACGGTAACACTAAATGTCCACATAAAATACGCGAGGAAGTGAAATGAAACCAATAACGTTTAACGAGTGTAAATCATTAATAAAATCTGTATACCAGCGTATCGGGGCCTACAATAGTGAGAATGCTATCGATGTTACTTTAATGATTGTGGCCCATGAATCAGGGCAAGGTGTACATCGTCGTCAACTCGGTGCTGATGATCCTGCACTTGGTTTAGGTCAAATGGAACGCGCGACGTTTAACGATACTCTTAAACACAGTGATAATATTAATAAGTATTTATTGCTTGGTGGGTATTGTCCGAAGTCTGTTGAATTTGAGCAAATCGAAGATGATGATGAACTGGCCTTAATATTTATACGTGCGCGATTGGCAATGGACGTTAATCCACTACCGATCGGTACGTTAGCACAGGCGAGATATTGTAAAGAATATTGGAATGCGGGTGGTAAAGCTACTGCTCGTAAATATTTTAATGACTATTGTAACTGGATTAGTTAAATACCGTCTTTGTACTTTTCACAGAACGCGGCCATTTCGTTACGTACAGGTTTAAATATGTCACTCAGTTTACTGATAACTTCATGTTTCATTACTTGTGTAACGAGGTGGTCAACACTAACCGGTTTATGGAAATAATCAATCACACCCATGTGTAATGACCTCGTTGCATCACTTAATGAGTCAGAACCAGTGACGAATATAACGGGTATATCGCGTGTCAACGGGTGAGTCTTTAATACTGCACACACTTCAAAACCATCTGCTTCAGGCATATATAAATCAAGAATAACGAATGAGGGTTTATACTTTAAAGTATATTCAAGGGCCTTGGTTGAGTCTTGTAACGTGATGGTTTCAACACCCTGGTTATTAAAAGCCGCTTCAAATACTTTAAGGTCAAGCGGGTTATCATCAATAATTAAAACTGAACTATCCACAATTTCACCCTTTACTCTTTGTTTCGCCAGTCGCGATAGAATATAAACGTCGTTCTATGTCCAACTGTGCCGATGCTATAGTTGCCGTTAATAACTTGATATCTGAGTTTAACGGGTCGATTTTCTCTTTCAACGATTTAACTTCTATTTCTAATTTATTGATACGTTCTGCTCTCTTAGTGTACGAGTTGTAGAACCAGCCGATGGGGATTACTACTACAGCCCATATCAAATTTAAGAGATTAAAATCCATCACAATGCCTTAGTCGTTTATTTTAATTGAATATATTAGACCTTTTCACACTGTAATTAAACACGATTAAAGATTTTATCTTTACATTGTATGATAATCGTCCGAGAATTAACACAGTATTAATTGAGGATGAGGACTGATAATGAGTATTTTAAGTACCATAGCGGGTATATTTACTGGTGGTGCTACTAAGTCTATCGAGACTATTGCATCTGAATGGATTGAAACAGATTTAGAGAAAGCTGAAGCAAAGACTTTAATGATTAAAACGTTGGACCCTAACGGTCAAATGCGTCGTGACATTTCAAAGAGGGTGACTTTTCTATATACAGTTTATATATTCATAGCACTTTTACTGTTAGGATTTGAAAGTTTTGGACTTGGTGACGCTGCGACTATATCTATTGCAACCAGTAAGGTTGCCGAGTTGTTCACACCCATCACCACATTGTTTGGTACTATTGTCAGTGTAAGTTTCGGTGTGAATTATTCAAATGTACGTGCTGAAAGTAAAATCAGTGACAATAAAAAACCCTCATAATCGAGGGTTTCGTTTTAGTTATTTAACTCCGTGTTCTATTTCGTTGAGAAACATGAGACAACACTGAGCATGTGACAGGTGTGGTAAACCCGACTCAGTATCTATTGTCTCACCACTGAAGTAAGCTAATAAATGCCTCATTGCAGCGTCAGAATATCTCTGCTTAGCTTCATCAACCATTTTCCAATTATGGGCACCATATTTCTTAGCGCCAAACTCAAGGACATCAATAGTGCTTTCAAGTGCTTTCTGAGGAACCAGACTAAAACGCGGTTTATTACCATCGAATTTCTTACCTGAATCAATGGTTATTTTAGCAATCACTAAGTCGTCTTTATCAGTGGTTATAACACCTTGATGAGTAACTGGTACCGAACCGTCGAAATTATCTTCGATTGCATAACCTTTTTCGATGTCAAACTCTACACAACGTTTAATTTCAACACCATCTACATAAACGGTTATAGGTATCAAACCTAATTCCACGGCTTTATTCTCGTCTATTTTCATAATTAAAATCCTTTACCACCAGTCTGTGAACGATTCTCACGTTTATGGTCAGCGCGAGTACGATTGTATTCAATCTTTTCAACGATAGCACCGTCAATATCGTAACCCTGAACAAACGCTATGTAGTAACACGCTTCAATTAGAACAGAGTAACCGAACGAACACATACTAGCGCTTTCAGTGCCATCGTAATGAAACGAGTCGGCCAACTGGATGATTATTTTATTCAGTGATAAATGCATTGCACCGATGGTTTTCTCACCGTAATACATTAAACGTGGTCGCATCGTTGCTGAGTATATCCAACCATAATGTCCTGCCATGTCAACGGCTCTAATAACAACGTCAGCGAGTTCAACCTCACCCATCGGGCGATTAGGCAAATGGTCATCCATTAACTGCTTACGCTCACCTTCAGTGGCCTCAGCGACTTCAGTGCTAAACAGTTGCAACGTTTCAAACGGACAGCGGTCTTTATTATCCCACCAACCAACATCGACAGCCCAGGTGTGTACAGTTTCAGATAATTTATTAATATCAGTTTCAATTAGCATTGGTTTCATTTAGTTATTCCTATTTCAGATTTAATGTGTGAACCGATAGCAGACCAGAAAATACTAGATTTACCCTCGGTTTCTTCACGCGTAAGTACAAGATTGTGAGTTCGGTTGTGAGGACTGACGGTTTTAATTTTCATTTCATACGCGTCAGCAGTAATATGAACATCCTCACAATTGGTGGTAGTTTTTAACAGTGTAATTATTTCAAAAATACTCACGCTATTGTTCCCCAATAATACATCAATGAAGGAATTGTCACAGCCCATGCAGTAACAGCTAACACACCAATTGATACAACAAAATACAATTCATTACGATTCATTGAATGTAAGTGTAGTGACGTTAACATTAAAATAGGTGCTGCTGTGAGTGCCAGTGATAAACCAATCATCGTGATCACACAAACCAACATAATTAAATTAAGCATTTTTAAGCTCCTGTTTACGAAGTTCTAATTCTCTAATCTGACGGTCAATCTTTTCAATCTCAGTCAGTTCACGTTTGCGATAAATACCGTCTTCAGAATCAGGTAAGTAATCGAGGTTAATCCAATTATTTGTCGTGGTTAATTCCTCTAACACACCACCGTCAAGCACATGGTTTATTAAATCGAGGTGTTGTTCACGCGACAACTCATTAAATCTTACTGGTGGCACCGCTGGTGGTGCTGGTATTGCTAACATCGATGTCAAACCCATACCCATGAGGTCAATATAACGATGTGGTGTTGACTGATTAATCTTAATGTCGAAATTATATTCAGTATTAGAGATTAAGATATTAAAAATATTAAAATCTTTATTATCAAAATAAAACGCAACGTCAGGGTCGGGGGTGTTTACAGTTATATTGACTAAAGGTGCTTTACCGCCTTCGACCGTGAAACCAGTAGAATCACTGGTTGCTACACAATAAAGTTCACCTACGTATAAAACATGTGACTTTATAAAACAAGGGTATCTAAATTCACTTAAATCTTTCATTTCATTCTCCGATAGTATTGTTCTTGCAATAATTCAGGGTGTAAATCTTCACCACACGGTATAAATAATGCCTTAAAGACGAGCTGTACATAACAGGTGTGCCACTGGTCATACACCGTCATGCGCTTAGTCATGTTAAACGCGACTCTAAGCTGTTCTAACGTCTTACATGAGTCAATGACCTTAGTGATTTTAAGTACGACAGGATAGCTCTGTGGTGTCTGCATTAGCATAGTGAAACCACTCCCGTCGGTATGTCGAATAATTTCGGTGGCTCGAATAATTCATAACTATCTATACTATAGTTACCACACAGTTTGAAAATTTGATGGTTAAAATGTTCAGTAAATTCGTATGTTAACCAATGGTTTATAGTCAGTTCGTAATCCACTTCATTCACACTATTGTACATATCTGACTTAAGCCAGCTAATATAGTAATCACGCAACGTCGTAAACGGCTGATAATTAATAGTGAATAAACAGCAATCATCACTAAAACCTTCGTAACCGCACCATTCATTCAATTCACGCGGTACACAATTAACAACTGGTCGTATACCTATAAAATTATGGCGGAAATGACTACGCCATGCCAATGCTGCGGTAAGGTCGAAACAATCGTCAATTAAACGTGTGTAACTGTGCAAACCGTAGTTTAAAATCGTCATACCGTCGTCCAACACAAACGGTATATACGGTGCTATCGTGGGTATCCGTGGTTTAATTAGCATAACTATTCTCTCTCTGAGTTATTCATTACAGACAGTATAATCACTGTAAACTAAAATTACAATAACTTTTTACACCCGTCGATTACTTTTAATTCTTCGAGGTCTTCACACACTTTATTAATGACATCAACAGCACGACTCAGATTACCTTTTGGTACTTTACACATGACAGCACTGGTTTCGAGTGCATAACCTGTAACGAGGTGCATGTGTAATGCTTTCTTAATGCTAATACTAGTGATACCGGTGAACCGTAATAACAGATTTAAACGCTCTGTAGACTGGTTGCCCGGGAATACGTATCTCATAATTGAACACCTGTAATTCGCTTGAACGCGATATTGAAATAATCACTGTCCAACTCAATACCTATAAATTGACGATTCAAATTCATAGCAGCAACACCTGTTGTACCACTACCCATCGTAAAATCTAAAATGACATCACCTTCGTTAGTGTACGTTTTGATTAGATATTCCATTAATGCAACTGGTTTTTGCGTTGGGTGTAGACTGCAGGTTTGTTTGTCACTGCTAAATGTCTGAATACTACGCGGGTATCGTGATGTCTTACCTCCGCCACTTGCAGTTTTCGTTTTACCATAACATTCACCGTCTGAGTTTTCTTTTTTATAAAAACTGTTTGTGGCTAAATGTCCTTCTGTTATCTGAGGATTATATACAGGCGGTTTCTTATAAAAAACAAGTGCATTTTCGTGAGCCTTCATAGGCATTTTCTTAGCATTCAAATGACCTGTTGCTGCAGTCTTTTCCCATATCCATTCATATTTAAGCATACTGAGGTTACTGCAGCCTAAGACCTTGTCAAATGGAGTTTGAGCCATTAATACAATAGCACCATTAGGTTTAATAATGCGCTTTAACTGTTTCCACATTAATTCTAAATCAATAATAGAATCCCACTTGCAAGCTGTTGTACCATAAGGCGGGTCAGTTAATATCATGTCAACAGAGCCGTCGGGTATTTCTTTCATTCGTTCAAGACAATCACCATGCATCAACCAGTGGCTATTAAGTAATCTCATAAAATTACCAACCCTCCATTTTATCGACGATGTTATAAATATCGAGTTCAGTTAATTCGTCAGCACATGACCCGATTGGTACAGCTAACCAGCAATAGTTATCAACCTCAGTAAGGCCCGAATGATTAACAGCAAAGTCAGTGTGACGCTCTCTAAGGTACTCAACCAATTCGTGCTGAAACATATACTCTTTAATCTGAACAGTGTCGTAGTTAAACGAGACCTCGCCCTGGTCGTCCTTACCCGTATTGATTAAAATCATCTGCCACTTGTGTTTCAAGTCTTTAAGTGTGAACGCGATAACGTCAGTTAATTTAATCGGGTTTCTGGTTTGAACATTCACCAATTTAAACGGGTATTTCCCTTCGCTACGATAGTCATACCACACGCCTAAATTTCTCAGTCCTTTCTTTGCAAACGTGGACATCGATTTCTTTGCGTTATATTTTTTATTACGTCGTTGAAATGCCATTATGATTTACCTCGCCCTGCATCACCGATTTTATTTCTAATTTCACGTAACCAATCGCTACCCGTTTTACACGGCGGTGGCTCAGGGTCATTAATATCCCATTGTTTACCACAGTGCGAGCAATGCATCTGATCACTATACTGACGTAACTGTGCTGGTGGGTGAAACCTAGCCTCTGTAATCACTGTTGGGTCTATTCCTAAATGATGAAACCTATTTTTAAAATCTTCCCATTCGATGTAGTTTATACGGTTAAAACTGTGGTCAATATACACATTAGTGACAGCTCGACCGTAGAAGTCATCGACACAAGAAATCACAGTTATAAGTTCATCACCGTTGACAAATGAGTTGTGTGATTTACGAACCCATTTAGTATTAGCCTTTATGAAAATAACTGCGTGGCGAACACTCTGTGCTATATAAAAACTATTTTTCATAATTTATCCCTTATTAAGGTCATTGTAAGTGATACCGTAAGGCTCGATAACTCTATCTATAATAGCTACGTCAGTATCGTTGAAAGTGCTAATTGGTGTTTTATGTATTTCATCACCGTTAATGACAACAACGTAGTAACCTTCTTTTCGGGCCAATCGGTAACGCTGTTTAGTGACAACACCTTTATTAAAACTAACTGTGTTGTCCGACTCTTTATATACGTGGTATTTAATTTTACTTTCTGTTAAGTCAGGGTATTCACTAAAATCAATCGGTACTGGTAAACCCCATGGTAAACCTTTTATAAAATTCTTTAGTCGTATTACCGATGATAATATTGAAAGGTCACTTTTATCTAACCTCGACACTTCTAAATTTTTACCACGCACCTTGGTTCTAAATTTTACGCCGTTCTTTTCACTATACGCTTGAATGGCAGACCTTAATTTCACAACACTAGTATAAAGTGACGTCGGTATCATTTTAACGTCACCTACATTTATACCGTCTAACATTTCATGCAGTTTATTACTTGATTCTTTCACACTCACATAAATCATACCTAGGTAACTCTTGATACTTACACTAATTCCGAGTTGTCTGGCGTGTCGGTATGAGGCGTTCCGAATGCTGGGGAGTTTGAACTCACCCTTATATACAACATGTTGGTTCTCACCGTGTGCAAGAGCACCTATTAATTGCTCAGCAACAATTTTGGCTGTGACTTGTTTGCTGATAGTAACAACGTTAGTGCCGTGATGTTCGTTACGTGAAACGTTTATCCAACAACCTTCTTCATAGGCTTCATGATATACCTCATTAATGTCTACAGTGTGGTTTAATAACAGTGATTTTTTTGTCCCTGCTATCAAATCGTATAAGTCAATAATTTTGTCTTCAGTTATAAAATTCATCATTCGCTCTCGACGTTTATATGATAATGGTTTCGTGTAGTTTATATAATATAAACAACGACCCCTATATGTCAACCAAGAATATATAAATCGGACGTTATGACAGACGACACTGTTATATATTTACAACACGAAAAGGGGTGTCGTTGTTTATATAATACAAACACCACAAATTGATTATCATAGAGTAGTAGTACTTTTTTTATAACAATCAACAACTTACAACTAGTTTTTTATATAGTTACTAATATTAAATTACCTCTCAGTTAAAAATAAGATAATATAATATAAACAATTAAATATAATATTTTTAGTTTCTTGACTGAAAAGTAATTCAATATTCCTAACTATATAAAAAACTAGATTGGTTGAGGGATACGGACATGGTTAAATTATGTTGACGGTAAACGTTGAAGTGCTAAACTCAGAATCGTTAATTAACTAACCTTTATAGAGGAAATATCATGGCAGCTAAAAAACCTGCAACTCCGAAAACACCAGAAACGGTAAAACCAGCAGTACCAGCGACACCAGAAACGGTAAAACCAGAAGCGCCAGAAATCGATGAAGCGCCAGTGCCGGCTAAATTGAAAGTGAAGCATAAAAAGTCTGGTAAAACACATGAAGTAAGTAAAGCGTATTATGAGCGTAATCGCTCGGTGTTAGAACGTATCTAATGCCATTACGTCAGTGTACCTTCAACGGTTGCAATACAGCCGTTGAAGTCCCTCATAACTACCGCCAATCACCCCGATGTGAAATACATCAACGCCCTAAACCCACTCCTAAGCGTAAATACGACCACCACTACCATAATGGGAAGAACATATACAAATCGAGCCGCTGGGTTAAGCTCAGAGCCGCTAAGATAGCGTTAAACCCTTTATGTGAACATTGCGAGCGATACGGAATAATCAAACCAGGTAATACGATAGACCACATCATTGAAGTCGAAGACGGTGGTGAAGTATGGGAAATGAGCAATCTCGCTACACTCTGCCATTCGTGTCACAACACAAAAACGGGTAAAGAGGCCACGAAACGTAGTCGCAAAGAAAATAACAACGGGTTCGGTTCATTATCTGATTTTTAATTTTGACGATGCGGATAGGTGTTTCTCGAAAATCAAAACAACGCCTCGGGTAGGCTATTTTTGATTTCTACGCTGCGGATACCCATTTTTCAAAAGTCGCTACTAATGGGTGTTTTTCGTAAGTCATTGATTTTTATAGGTTTTTCTAAGTCATTGATTTCATTACGTTTTATTTTATCGTTATAAAACAACAACTTAGCTTTTATCCTTATAAAACAACAATTTAGCTTTTATCCTTATAAAACAACAACTTAGCTTTTATATATTTAGAATTTTACAGTGATTATTAAACCAGGTTTTTGCTAATCCCTTATAAACCGTGGTCTGTAGCGTGTTTAACTAGGTTTTACAGTTTAGTGTTTTACTGGTATTAATCACTTAATACGTCAATTGTCCGCTTTACTACCATCCACCGCTAACCGTGAATTTATACCCGTGTTATAAAACCTTTCATTTAGTCCTTAATCTTTGAACGTTGTTATAAAATTAATTGCTATACATCTATAAGGAACAAAAAACTGCTAATTAAAATATTTTGCATTTAATTATAAAATTTACTTTACAAAGATAAAATTTCGCGTATATTTGAATACATCGGAAGCAAACAACGTTTAAAGGTCGCATTATGATTAACTCACTAGCAATTGAAAAAGTAAGCACTGCAAAAGAAATATTAAACAACAAAGCCGACTGGGCTGGTTATGAATTTAATATTGTAGATGCTCAAAAAATCATTGACGCTGTTAATAGTGGTGTTAATGAAAATGTAATCTCTTTAATGCCATTGTTTTATTAAGTCGGGGTTAGAGTATGATTAAATATTTAACCGCCATCGTTATGATTAAGCACGCTACTACTAAAGACACTATTAACATCACAAATAGTGACCCTATAGAATTGTTAAAAGAGGCTAATAAATATCATAGTAACTGGCAACCAGTAACACGCTTACAAAAATGGTTTGGAGCATATTAATTATGACAATCAATAAAATTAAATCAGTGTTACAAAATCATGGTGTACAGACTGTTATGTTCGCCTACGACTTATACGCTGTTGATCAGTACACAAACAATTTCAAACTTGTAAAAACTAACAACTGGACTGTTGACGATTTACGTAACTTCCTAAACTACTAATTAACTATTTAAGAGAGAATAAAATTATGAAAATTACAAACGATATTAAAGCACTAGCAACGGCACTTTTAAATGAATCTAACGCACGCATCAACAATCGCGAATTACGTGCAAAAATGGCTGATTCTATATGTGCCGTATTCAATGACACTTTAGAGGGTCAAACAGTGGACGGTCATTTTAAGAACCGCGTACAGAAAGCATTACGTGAACACGACGGTTTAAACTGGATTTGTACTGTCAACCATGATTCTATTTGTGTTCATCTAACGGTAGACGTTGACGGTGTTAATGAGGACTTACAATTTAATACGTATGGACAAGAAAATGTGTTTAAAATAGTTAGTTTTACAGAATTGAACAAAGTAGTTTTAAACGCTCGTTCTAGACAGTTACAAGAGGTATCAAGACGTAACAAGCGCGAATTAACACGTGATGTTAATCGCATTAAAAAGGCACTACAAAAATTAGTAGATGAGGTTGATAACTTTAAACAGTCATACCCTGAATTGGAACATGAATTACACGCTGGAAATTTTCACAAAAACAGTGATGGTGACTCGGTTTACATGACCAGCTTTTTTAAGGATAACGGCTAATGCTTAAATCAATTAATGTAATTATGGATAACCCGCGTTTTAATTATTCTACCAGTGTAAATTTTTGGTCGAGTGAATCAGATTTAAAAGATTATTTCGTTGGCTCGAGCTTTTTTATGGGTACGTGTGAGTCACAAGAAAATGACCCATTTTATAATCCTAAATGTGTAGGTATTGAAATTAAACCTGTCAACGTACTAGTTACAAGCGGTGCGTTTACATTAGAAGAAGGTGAACTAAAAGCTGGTTTGAATAAAAACACTTTTCACGTTAACGGCTGTTTAGTAACTGCTAATCAAATTGAGGTAATTTAAGATGATCCCATTCACTAAAAACGCCCAGCATCTTGAAATCGGTGCTCGTTCGCAGGAACACATAACAGCGATTAACGTTAACGCTAAACGTTTTACTTGTATAAAGGGTATTATGTATAACGCAGTGCGCGTATGCATCACTGTAGACGGTTTAAACGGTACGCGCTTTATAAACGTTTACTTACCTTTTGAACGCTCAGAGCATCACATTAGACGCGTGTATAATTACATGTATGAAAATTTTAGAATGACTAAATGCCAGATAGTAGCAGTGTTAAAAAGTGACAATTTAGTTATCCGTTGCCTTAAGCGTGATGTAATAAAATTTGGAGCAGTGAAATAATGAACATGACAACACAAGAATTTAAAATCTGGTTAGTTACTAACGGGTATACACAAAAATCATTGTGTGAAGTGTTAGGACTGACTGAGGCCACAATAACAACATACAACAGAAACGGTCGCTATCCTGTTGTATTCCAGTATGCTTTAAGAGGATTGATGTTATGAATAAAGCAATAACTAAACTTCAATTTAAAACTTCAGTTTTAGAAAATGGCAACACTTTGTGTTTTTACCCTGAAAATTCAGAGGTAACTATATTGCCTAATGGTGATTACTTTTGTAGTGTAAATCACAGACTTTGTTTTGAACGCCCTAGTCATTCATATGTACTTAAAATAATGAAACCTACAGGTAGAAATATCACTATCGAAAAGTTTTATAATTAACGAGTCAACAGTCATTACACTGAAGGATTAAAACAACCATGAATATAATTAGAAAAACCGTAAATATAGAAACTTTAAAAAGTGGTGATACTGTCGAAATTGATAACGATTTAATAACCGTTTCTGACTCATATAGAGGTGTGAAGATATATCATTGTAGAAGTACAGATAAATATTGGACTAACCTATTTAATTTTGACATTTTCAATGCCAACACTCTACAGGGTATTAAATGTAAAATATCTAGGTTTTTAAATACATAAAACAGACAACCACCAACCCAACCGAGCCGCTTTAATTAGCGGCTTTTTTATGTCTGCGTTTTACCAGGTTTTACCCATATTTAAAATTGGCCTTTAGCAACACTGGTTCGAATCACCCGCCAAGTATCCACAGTATCCACAGTATCACCCTCAATTCTAATACAATCAATAACTTAACTATTCTAATGACACCAACGTCAACGCTATGACGAACACTATCGTTCATTCTCATAACTCCATGAATATGAGCGTTAAATCGTTTTACCCATATTTAAAATTGGCCTTTAGCAACACTGGTTCGAATCACCCGCCAAGTATCCACAGTATCCACAGTATCACCCTCAATTCTAATACAATCAATAACTTAAC